GAATGTCATGCGTTTATTGAACCAGTAGGGAGACATTATTGATGACAAACAAACGAATCAAACGTGAAACACCAGATAAGCTAATTAAACGCCTTCGCAAAAAGAAGGGGCTATCGCAAACAGAGCTAGCACACCTCTTAGGTGTTAATGGGCAGTTTATATCAAACATTGAAAGGCAGATTTGTGCGTTTCCTCCTTCATGGATTGTTAGATTAAGTCGGTTTTTTAAAGTCTCTAAAGAGCTATTTATCGAGTCCCTTCTTCATCATGAACGAGCACAAATTCATGACGCTATCAAAAGGTCGAAAAAGAGAGATGAGAGAAGAACCGCTTCCTAAATTTATTCAGCGACTTAAGAAGAACGCCTGGGATGAGCGTAAAAAATCGTATCATCCCTATGGATTTTATCTATTTGGACGCGACGGAGACGGTAAAAGGATTATTGAATGCTTAGAAGAGTTGGAGCATTTAAAGAGACTGTCCGGGAGTCTAGAGAATGATTGAAGCATGGCAGTGGGTGCCGGAAGTAGCCCCTTGGATATTGGGGTTTTGTTTTGGGGTGTTATTTACGAAGTGGTTAGGGGGATTTTGATTAGCAAGGTCATACCGAATGAATGAAGGAGAAAATAAATGATAGGAAAAAAATGTATTGTAAGAGCAAACGTGGCCGGTGTTCATGCAGGAATTGTAGAAAAACTAGAAGGGACAACGGTCGTTCTAAAAGACGCTTATCGGCTTTGGCGGGTTTATACGAGAGACAAGAGTGGATCTATCTCTGACATTGCCGCAAACGGACTAAAGCCCGATGGGAAACACCAAATCGGTGCGAGGCTAAGCAGTGTGTTGATAGAAAATCCGAGAGGACTTGAGGTGGCTGAGATGACCGATGCCGCATACGATTCGTTGAAAGAGTATGTAAGGAAATCTTATGAAGATTGATGGCTCCGGCGATGGCTCCGGCTACGGCTCCGGCTCCCGCTACGGCTCCGGCTCCGGCTACGGCTACGGCTACGGCTCCGGCGATGGCTCCGGCTACGGCTACGGCTACGGCTACGGCTACGGCTACGGCTCCGGCTCCGGCTCCGGCTACGGCTACGGCTCCGGCTCCGGCTACGGCTACGGCTCCGGCGATGGCATTTGTAAGGGATGAGTATATGATTTTCTATCGAGACGGAGTGGAAGAAATAATTGATGGTCCTCCGAAGGTTTACAACACCAGAGAAGGCCATGTGGTTGAAGAGTATCACGTCGAAGGGGTAAGGAAGTTCTTTGTTACTCTAAATGGCCTTCCTTACTGTGCTCACGGATCAACTCTACAAGAAGCCATTACGGATGCGACCTGGAAGGATGAATCAAAGCGTCCTTCCTTAGAACAGCTAAAAGCGGAGATTCAAAAAGAAGGTAAAGATCGAAAAATCACTTTAAATGAATTTAAGATCTTAACAGGGGCGTGCAGTGAAGGTTGTCGAATCGCTTTAAAAAGAGCGGGCCTAGATGGATCTCCCATGACCGTCAAAGAAATAAATGATTATTTCCCAGAATGGGGCGAACGTCTTTATCAAATATTAGAGTGGGATCAAGACTTAAAATGATCTGGCTGCAATCGCTTTACGTTGTTTTGTTAGTCGCGTTTGCGATTTGGATTTCGAGGAGGTGGGGATGAGTGAATTTGATCGAAAGACGTGGGTTCGCAATGGCTGGCTCCAGGACTGGGAATACAGTGACAATGAGCTTCTCGAGCGAGTTTTTGATCTCCTGGTCAATCATAAGTGTGATCCATTCAACGGGCGGCGGAAGCTAGATTATGATTTACAACACACGTTAGTCCACGTCGGCGATAGGTGCCGCATACTAGCTGCTATGAGGGCAGGTTCAAATGAATAACCTAATAATTCAGCCCCGTCTTAAGTGGAGGGTCGGCTTACCTGTTGAGGTTAGTGTAGATTTTGAGGAAACAAAATCGGGATATCATTATACAACCGGCTTTTGGCACGCGTGGATCGAAGGACATCCAGGAAACTACTCTCTGTACTTACAAGAACAATGTAAATCAGATGATCGCACAAAAGCCAAACTTTACGGAAATGGTAGCCGATCTCAGCTAGAATTTAAAATGGCTGAAATTTTTTGGAGATGGAGCCAGGCATAATGGCATTACACCAGAATTTCGATCCAATGAAACTGTGGAACCAATGTAAGGCGACCGCTTTGAAGTTAGGAAAAACTCAAGAACAAGCCGAAGATTTTGCGAGCTTTTCTGTAGAGAGGGTTCTAAAGTATCAACACTTCCAACCGATGAAGTGGATGCTATCTCAGTTCTTTGGAGGGATTCATAAAGCGAACGGAGAAGAAGGTTATCATGAACGACATTGCGTAAAATTTGAGGATTTTAAGGCTCCAGACGAAGATTCAGCTTCTATTGATTATCTTGAATGTCTTTCAGTCGACGTGGATTTCGACGAAGGTATACAAAAAGAACAAACGGCTAGATTGCGCATGCATGACATTGCGAAAAATTGCCTTGAAAGGTGTCAATCTGCTGTAACTGCAAAAAGATCATGGGCTCTCAAAAAGAAATTGAATCAATTAAACACCCCTGAGGTAGTCGATTACGTCGAGCATATGGAACCTCTCGATGTTGACTGGATAATCTTATGAGGCGATGTCTTCAATGCCAGATATCAATTGAACGTCGGCACTTCAACGCCAAGTTTTGTAAAAAGTGTTCTGTTATTGTGAGGCGCAACCCTCTGCCAAAAGATGTCACAAAAAAAGAAGTCAATGAAATACGTCGTCTTTCTAAAAAATATTACAAACATGAGATAGCCGAAATCATGGGGGTGTCATGGTCACGCATTGGTCGTATTAAATCCCATTATGGAATAAAGGAAAATAAACGCGATTACCCAAAAGATTTGGTAAAGAAGGTTTGTGAATATTACGCTCGCCACGGTCGCCCAGGTACAGAGCGGAAATTCAAGGGCGTCAAGATTAGAAGTATTGTCGAGAGATACTTGAAAGATTTTGATGTCCCCGTAAGACAAAAGAGATTCACAGAAAAAGATATCATATTCCTCAGTCGGATGCAGGGCATTGTCCCCTATTCATTGCAAGCGAAAGTTCTCAATCGTCCTCGAGCAGGCGCTGGCTCGATAAAAGCGTTTTGGCAAAAGAGAATGGGATCGGAAAGCCATCGTCTAAACGGTCTGCCAAATATTGTTGCGAAGCATTACTTGTGTAAACCACACCTGGACCCGAAACGATTGGGTTTAAAGGTTAAAGCGTTAAACAGGGGTTATGAAACAAAGGAATCAAGGAGGATAATATTATGGGTCGATCTGGAGAAAAATCTAAGGCCGGAGACGCCGGAGCATCTAAAACAAGCGATAAAAGCCATGGCAAGGTTTCAAACTTGGCTACACGGAGTCAAGAACGTTCGCCTTCGAGTCAAACGGTTGATGAGCGCTTCGACACCCGAAGAGTTGTCAAAACTCTTGAGGGTTTAATGACTCAAGTCACCGAAGAAGACGTCACATCCGACACGGTAAATGCTGCGTGTAACTGCGCCGACAAAATAACTGATATTTTGAAAGTGCATCTCGAGGTTGAGAGAATGAGACGCAAATTCGGGGAGTAACCAATGAGTTTAACGTATTGCGAAGGTTGCCATGTTATGGAGGGATCCACAAAAGAGGATGAGGAAGGCAATTTAGAATGCACAGAGTGTGGTGAACTCATCATATTCATTCCGGACCACGACGACTTAGATATGGAACGGTGACATATATGCGTACCAGAATGACTAACGAACCAAAACCAGATTTGAGGGCGTGGCGAGAGGAGGCTGAACGAAAGCTTTTTGCATTTTCAAAACTTCGACTTCCTACTGATTTAGAACAAACTCTTATTGAAGAAAATGAAACAATCCTCACCCTCCTCGACCGAGTGGAGAACCTAGAGCGAGATAAGAAGTTTTTAATAAACACTGTGGACGATCTTAATGCCCAGTTGCACGAGCATAAGGAGATTTTGGGGGCTAAAGATGCCAAAGAATGAGATAAGTGATGAACATTTAATAGAGTTTGAAATTGCTGTCACAAATTCAATTAATTTTATTGAGTATCCAGAATCATATCGAGAACAGTTTCAGCCGATGTGGAACAACGATATTAACGACGTTTTGCTTCTGATAAAAAGCCTCCAAAAAGAACGCGCCTGGTCTAAAGAAGCGAGGGAGGCTTTGGATCTTATAGCTGAAGGTTATCATGTAAGCTTAGAACCATGTATCAAACACGCTCAAAAAGCCCTCAATAAAAGGCGTCTGTCGTTTGTTTTATAGTTATGTTCGGACCTCCCGACTTATGTTCGGAGTTTATGTGACGGGCATGTGATTATTAGGGCGGTAGGCGAGTGGCTCGCAAGCAGGCTGTAAACCTGTGGTCTAACGGCAATCCTTGTTCGATTCAAGGGCCGCTCAAAGATTGAAAGGAAGCGAGATGAATCAGAAAGATAGATGGATCGATGGCTACATGGAAGCGTATACCGACATTAGGAAAGAGATAGAGAGAATCAAGTCTCAGACGCATGCCTCTCAATTAGAAATGAACTCCTCTTTAGAAAGAGCTATGGACAAGATTAGGCGCAACGTTAATGTACAGCAGGCTTCTGAAAGTGACATTCCTGGGATGAGAACAAAATGAGCTTCGATATTGGGACAATAAGAGACATCTCGCTTATTATGTTTTGCCTGTCGGGCATATACGTCATGCTTAAAGGCCCGCGCTACTGATTATTTCGAGCTTTCTCTTCTAGCTTTTTGACGTCATCCCACACGTCATCAATGAGACGTCTATCAAACTCTCTCGGATCGTGGTGCTTCTTCGTTAGGCAATCAAACACGTCTTTTAGGGCAGCTAGATAGCCCTCTTTAAACTCTTTTGATTCATTCCTCACCAGGTCCAACCTCGTCCCACAGTTCGTCCATCGGGACCAAATCTTGCGCGCCCTTCCATTTATCACAGCTAATGATATAGGTAGAAACAAAGGATGCAAAATGTTCTGGCTTAAAAGCTATGTAGCCATCTGCGTGCTGAGGCAATACAACCTCACCCTCCTGCATCCGTCGAAAGGTCTTCGTTTCTGCATCGAAGGCGTACATCTTTCCATTCCATTTAGGAATGCGCTTCGGACCACAGCCCCACAAAAGGAGGCTGAGTCCAAGCGCTGTTGCAAAGAGAAGAATTAGGATGTTACGAGTTTCCACCGAAGAGTCCTTCTAGGTCTGACGTATCCTTCTCTTTAACTGCCTTCCTAATCGCCTCTACTGTCTTCTTTTGAAGCTCTCGTCGGGCCTTTCGATCCGCATAGTCCCGCCATAACTCGACGAAATAATTAACGAGACGTATAAGGTCCGGTAAAGCCTTAAAGGCGACATAGATTGTCGATAAAACCTTTACAAACATTTTACTTCTTAAAGGCGTCGATTATTTCTTCTACATAGCCAAGCTGAACCATAGCCAACTCGCCGCCCTCCGATAGACTTAGGTCTTTCAGTTCATCATCTACCTTGCCAATCTTGTCCATAGCATCGGCAAGTGCCTTTTTTAGCTCTTCATTTGAAACAAGCTCGCCAACGAGAGCACTCAGGTCGTTCCCCGCCTGAAAGCCGTCTTTCAGCAACCGAACGAGTACAAGCGAGACCTCATTTGCTCCGATAAGAACTTCTTTAGATTCCTTCACTCCATGTTTTTCTTCTTTTTGTTCTTCAGCCATTTTCCCCTCCTTAGTTTTATTAATATGGTTTAAAAAAAATTGGATCCCCCACTGCATAGCTAGCGTATGGAAAGGTTTGAAAGTGAACGTATTCGTCTGTGTAGTCAAAGTCCTCAATGTATAGACCCACCTTTTCAATAAGATATATGTTTTCATTGAGCCATTTCTTCAGATGACCATTTGGATCATAGACATCAGCGGCACCTCCAATGAGGTGATAGCTACCCCATGGTATATCTTCTTCGGCAAACCCCTTTCTGATGTAGATTTGTCTGTGCTTCTCCCTCGTTCTGTATCCACTAGTAATCCGCATTGGAAAGTCACTCATGAATCTTACTGTGTTCAACTTAACGAGAAGATCGAATACGTTCGCCTTATGCTCCGGTGGTATCTCAACGTCTTTTGGAATGATTTCTTGAAAGTAAACTTGTCCCCTCATAACCCCACTCTACTCATAACCCCACTCTACTTTTCTTGTGCTATAAATTTAGATAATTTTTCATTAATCTTTGGGTAGTCGTGCTTCCCCTCGACTACTTGCCTTGAATCGAATTTCTTTGAGCATATGTCGCTCACAGTGGAGTCGAGGACGTTTATCCGTCTCTGAGCCATGATGCTCTCAAACCTCTCTCTCTCAACAATATCGATAACGTCCTTTCGAAGACTGTAAACTTTATTGAGTAGGAACCCTAACAGGGTTGCGTTTGCTACGCCTATGAGACCCAATATAGAACCAGCGATTGCAATAATAATTTCGATGCTCATAGCAGGTACATCCAAATGAAGTAAATCCCCAAACACCCAAGCCAGTTATAAGAAACAACATCGATGAGCCGCTTCAAGATAGAACCCTTGTCCGTCGCTTCCTTATAAATCGTCCCCAAAAGCATGACATGCGGACTTAAGAGATACCCAATCAACCCAAGAGCACTATGCATCAAAAAGCTATGAATAAAGATCGCCCAAAAGAAATCACCGTGCTTCGCTCGGTCGGACATGATATCCCGACCAAACATGGCGTCGTACGACCAGACTTCAAAGTCGCGGTAGACGCGGAATGACTTCTCTCCGAAGTCTTCTAGTTGGGTGCCAATCCAGGTCATTAGAATCCAGTCACTCTCTCAATTACCATTGAAGGCACTGATCCAGTATCGTCTAGATTTCCATCGCCATGGTGCCGAATAACATCCCCAGATTTTAACCGTACAGTGGCAGAAACCATTCTGCGATCAGTGCCCACTTCAGACAGTCCAACGATATCGTCATTAGATATTCCAAAAATTGATGTTGTTAACTGATTTGAGTTTTTCGAGATTCCCAAGTAACCCAAACTGCTAGTCCTTTTGTCCCAAATTCGGATCGAATAAACACCTGTTTCATTGATAGTAAAAGAGGTGCCATCCGTTGAGCTATTAGAGACAGTTATGGCCGACCCCTTGCTGACAGAGGTATTTGTATAATAGCGAATTTTTGTGTTGGTCGACCCATATCCTGTCGGACTGTTTACAAGAACCTTGTCCGGGCCGGGCTCAGGCAACAATACCCCAACTCCGGATTGGGGAACTTCTTTAATCTGTATGAAAGTTCTATCTTTATTACCGCTTCCACCAATACTGTTGGTTAATGCGTTTACGTTGAAGTAAAGGTTCGATGTTTGAGCTGTAAAACTGAATGAAGAAAATTTATTAACATCTTCACCGTCAGTAATAGCTACTCTTGCATGTCTATTACCACCGCCGCCCGAGGAATCACGAAATTCTACAATATCGTTTCCTGCAGTGCCTCCGAGAAATCGAACTTGAGCCGTTACTTCATATCGTCTACCTACTTTTAGGTTTGTAAAACTCAAAGAGGAAACATCTCCAGTCGATGAAACATTTGAGCTTAGAATCTTCTCTTGTACTAAATCATCAACACTAGGAAACCCAACCGTAAGAGGTTGATACGCATCGGCGTCGTCTATTTCGTAGTCTAAAACAAAATAGAGCTTGTCCCCTGAAGCGAATTGGTTTCCTTCAATCGCCCCGCCAGCACCGGCAACGTTATTGTTTGCAAAGAATATTCTGTCATTGTTTACATCAAGAATGACCGCTAAAGGAGATTCTGTGGTAAATCCGATAGGATACGCATAACCTATCAAAATATTGTCATCCCCGCCGCTACCCGTTGTTTGTGTGAGGGCTGAAACAGGAAGGCTAGACGTATTTAAATAGAGGTCACTAGCAGTTCCCGCCCCCGACCAAGTGATCGTGGCATAGCCCCGGACTCTATTTCCAATGCGCTGATACCGAGCAAACTTAACAGAGCTATTACCACTGTCGTTTGTAAACGCAGGCGTCCAGTCTTTTGGCTTCTCTGCCGCCGCCGTATTATTAAACGTAGTCCAGGCTTGGACGGGAAAGTTTGTGATCGAAACCGTAACAGTGCCAGGCGAGCCTGTGGCGGTTACATCGACATAACCAATAGGAACATAACGAGCGAGGTTAAGGTCAAAGTCTGGATCGTCGTTTCGATAGTCCCATTCATCGTCGTCCGTGGTATCCCCAATGGCCTCATATTCATCGTCTATCGTGTCATAGAACGTATAGATCCGAATGGTGTCGGAAGCCTCGTAAAGGAACCCATTTGAAGCATCAACGGTGGTAAGAGTGTCGTCAGTGACGGCTACTACCGTTGAATTGGTTGTAATGTCCGAAGAGACGTCTTCGACGGTTCCGTTAACGACTCTAGACCCAGCTTTAAATCGTATTTGACCGCTTCCGGCATCCTGCATTTTCCAAGACGCATCCCCGGCAGCGCCCCACTGAAGATTCACTATGTTAGAGCCAACAGAAGAGACAGTCATGGCTTCGCCTGATCCGGCCGCTTCAGCATCAGGGAATTTAATATCGTAAGGCGTCGACACTGAGTCTGCTGACTTCAGTTCTACGTTTCCTGTTGTCGATCCCTTTAATTGAAGTGTCGAGGCAATGCTTGAACTACTGTGTATTTCAGCGAATCGTTTGGATGAACTTCCAATGTCTTTTGAGTTGTCGGCACTGGGCAACACATCTTGAGAGCAGGTAAGCGAAGAGCTGCCAAATTCACAGACTTCATTCCCACCGGCTATGACCTGCATCACGTCAGTGGCATCAAACGTTAGCCCAGTGTCCGCATCCCCACTATTTTGAATAGCTGTGTCTGACGTCCCGCCATCGGGTACTTCTAAGGAAGCCGACCCAGTGTCACAGCCGTTTGAACAAACCTCTTCTAAATCAAATAAGTCAAAGTTGGATTCTTTGAGCTCACTACCAGCTGTCAAAGAAAACTCGAAGTCGTCGTTTACAGCGTAAGCCGTCCCCCCATCACTCAGGGTAACGGAAAATAGATCGTATCCATTGGAATCCGTTACCGTCTGAGCAGAGCCAGACGTTATGGTTCCTAGAGATCCTGATACAGAACCAGTAACCGAAAAGGTTGCGTTTGGCCCAGTTGTCGTGGCTGTCAGGGTTATGTCCTCTGTCGTGACGAAAGCCGTCACGCTGTTGACCGTGCAGGTGCCGTTTCCCGTGTTCGCTGATCCTTTGTCGGTGCAACTCCCAGACGAAGGGTCGGTAAAAACCGACTGGGAGCAGCCACCGACCCCCACGCTCAAGGCAATTAAAAAGACGAATAAAAGCTTCTTAGTTAGTTCCATAGTATTTGTTCCCCTCCTGATAGGCCTCTCTCTCGAATGAGATAGAGAGGTAAGCTTTTCTGTGGTTCTTGTACGTTAACAATCCTTTGAGATATTCCATCAGGTATCTGATATAGAACGATGTCACGCCGTATCGATCCATCTGCCTCTGATGGCAAAGCTCGTGCGCTAGCAACCTCTTCGGAGTATCCGCTTCGGAGTGTCTCAGCAATATTAAGCGGCCAATAACAATTCCACTGTATTTTCGCAAAGGCCAGCATTGGAAAATCCAATGATTGTATTTTATTTTTACGTTTGCTTTCGGCCATTTCATAGAAACTCCACTAGCATCCAGGTGTTGTTTCCACCTTCAACTGTGATAGAACTTCCAGACGGTGCGTCTAAGTCTAGCTCATTATCAATGGAGTCACCGCCATTCGCGCGTCTCCAATATGTCATTACGTTAAAGCTTTGAACTCCGTCGGCATCGGAGTCGCCTCCAACTTCAAAGGCCCAACTAAATTGAAGAAGAGAAAGGTTGGTGTATGTCGTAAATCTCACGTTCCACGTGACTCGATATGCGACCACCCAATCAGGAAGAACAATATTGCCGGAACTCCATATTCCGTCCGTGTCGATTACCTCATTATCAAAAAGGACCGTTTGGTCTGTTCCGTCTGCCGGCCAGCTTAATGCCTGATTTGAGGTTCTGTTCAGGACGACAGCGTGTCCCTTCACGTCGTCATTAAGATCGTCCATGCTTTCAAATAAGCGATTCCAGTTGGAAGCTTTGGGGGCTCGAGATTTTATTTCTATGTCATCTAGATAAATTGTCATCGAAACCCCCGAATACTTACTTCCGCAAATAGGGAAATTGAACTAGAGCCTAAAATGGCGTATAGCTCAAAGTAGTCGCTTGCTGACACAGAAATGAGCGCCGACCTTAAAGCCCCCTTTATTTCTTTATCTATCTTTGATCTGGGTGCCCCATCAAAGTGTGACCCGTTCTTTTTAAAGTATACGTCTGGATCTGTCGGGACAGACGACCAGCTAAAATAGGCAACCAATTGGACGTAAGAAATTCCTGAAGGGACCGTTAACCTGGTGTTATTGGTGACAGTATCGTGCCATGAATCCGTATCATAATCCTCACCCGTAAAGTCTACTGACACTTCTGAGGTTGAAATCGTTCTCGTCCCACTAACTTTACATCCTGTAAAGGCGCTTCTTGTTAGAAGATATTCTGAATTATCAATAGCGGTCGTAATGGTCGTCGTATCAATCGGCTTCCCCGATTCAGCCCTTGTTCCAGAGGTGAAACTCATTTATACGCCCTCACCTCTAGAATGAAATCGCTGTCATCGGAAATTGACTGAACTAAACTTCCACCATATGTGACAGAGTCCATTGTTTGCTTCATTGAAACAGAGCCAGGACTTGCAGCCTCTTTTACGAAGAAAGCTGAGAAATAATCACCAGGTGTAACGCTATTTATAGCCGTCTGTGTCGATATTCTTGTGTAACTATTGTTTGAATTGCTTCTGTTGGATATTCTCGAGCGTCCCTTGATAGTCACGCCGTTTAATTTTATCTGTAGCTCCCAATTTCCAACCAGGAAATCTGCTGACGCGAAGGCCTCTGCATAAGAAAAACCCTCGGGGATATAGATTCGACCGGGTTGATCTGAGAAGAAAAAGCCGCCTGAGTCGTACTCTATTTTCTCAAGTGGTAGCTCAAAACCCGTGTCAGTATAATCATCAACCTCATTAAATCGTGTTGTATTTCTAGCATCATCAGAATCAAAAGAAATTCTAGCACCGTGAAATCGCAATCGATCACGAGCGACTCGTGCGTTTTGAACAACTTTATTAAAAAGCTTTGCTTCTATGTCTGTTGACGTGGAAACGGATTCTCCTGTGTATGTTTCTTCGAAGCTCATGCGTATTCCGAAACCCTTTCACTGTCTGAGGTATCGAAGACTGCGACGTAGTCACTAAAATATTCTGCTGCGCTGCTGTCGTCTGCGCTTGTATCAAAACCAAGAGAGCTTCGTCCTAGCTCTTTGTCATTTGTCCAATTGATCGACCAGTTATTCCCGTCGTCGGATTGGAATCTGAATTTTCTAGAGACCGTGTTGTACGTAACAGTGATAGTCCGCGTAGTGCTCTGCGCGTTCATTTTAGACTGAATTTCACTGGCTAGTGCCGTGCCACTTGCGTAGTAGGCGGAATCTAAAGTGGCTGTATAGGCTGCGTCCGTTGTAAATTCTATTTTGTCGTTGAATCCTGAAACAATGTTTAAATCCGCATGGAAAACTCCATAGCTAGCAGAACTTGCGTCTGTATAGCTTGTCGGCGCTGCCTGAGATGAGGACGCATAAACCCTCGTTTTCCTCGTGGGCAAAACCCATCCGAAGATGTCAGTAGACAGCTCTCTAGGGTTCTTCTGTACTCGTCTAACTAGAACCTTTTGAGATGAGAGAGGACCATACGTGACTGTTATGACGTCATTGGGTTGTATATTCCAGGCCCTAAACGCACAAGAAAACGACACCTGTCTTAGGGGTCGAAGAGTAAATCCCATCATATTGCCTAATCTTTCAAGGGCATCGACCGTCCTATAAACCCACTTGAATTCATAATCGAAATCTTGAACAAATCCATGTTCTGTCTGTTTGTCTTTGTGGTCGAATATTAAGCTTCTATTGAAGCCGTTATCAATTGGGCGCTGTTCAAGTCTTATCGAAAATCGGTTAAAATAAAGTTTGTTAGGGTCGTGCTTGATTTGAAAAGTGTCCGTTCGTATATCATCTTGATCGATTGATAAGTCGGACGTCGATGGATTGTAGGGAAGGGCGTTTAAATACCAGCTACCGAATAGATTGTGTAAATCAATAGAGAACTCGAATGCTATAGCTCTTATTGCCTCGGTTATCCGTGTATCGTTGCCAATAAACGCACGGGCCTTTGCATCGGATAGTGTGGATTGAGCCGTAGTAAAGCTAGACTCATCTATGAGACTCGAATCGACACCGAGACGATTGACGAGGAGATCGTAAATAATCTCTACCGGGTTTTCTAGTAAATCGGATGAGCTACCACCAAAGACATTTGTAATTGCTGTCCCACGAGTCTTTCCGCTGGCACCAAGAAATACATCCCCCGCATTTTGATTGACGTCATCAATATCTATATCAAAGTCTCCATCAGATAGGTCTGTCGCTGTCGTAGATACCGCTACCGTGCCTGCCTTTACGGTTCCTATAGACTCTAGAGCGTTTTGTCCTGATGATAGTGTGTTTGAGTCAGCCGATTTAAATGTTAAGTTTTCTTTCGTTGGAAAGCCTCTTATCTGGTAGGAGGGAAGTACAAGACTCTTTGAGAAATCTCCATATATTACTGGGATGACAATGCTCTCTATCCCTGGGTTTCCCTCTGGAAAGTTCACGTCATTTTCAGGCTCTTTAATGGAGAATATATTGGGTGCGGTTAACTTATTGTCGTTATACGAATCATCATGGACCGAGATTCGGACGGTCTCTTCTTCGTGGATCCGAATGCCATCCGGAAAGCTAATTTTCCCCTTAAACAAAATGTCAGAGCTTTCTAGCTCATATCCAGAAAATTCAAAGCTTTCAGATATCGTTCCGCCTCCAATCCTACGACCCGGTCCTGCGTACATTTGGGGTCCAACTCTCCATTGAGACTCTATTTCAGTGATAGTGGACTTCTCTTTTAAATAAAGTGTGACTGTTGAATTTGGCCAAAAATAGTTAAGTAAGTCTGAGTCAAGGTTTGAGTCTGAAGAGTTTCTTACACCGTTGACTAAATCGAATGTCATATTAGATATGACTGAGTTAGAATCCTGTAAATCGTTGAAGCCAGCAATGACACTACTTAGGCCGGTCAGACGTCCCTCAAAGAACCGCCAGGTGCCGGTTTCTTTTGCGAGTACATCCTCTTCGGCAAAACGCAGAGTTTTTCCGCTCAATTCAATCTTGAGAAAGAATACGGATCTGGTTTTTGAATCAGATGTAGTAAAGCTCATTTCACCTCAAGAAGATTCATGCCTAATGTAAAACGAGTATTTGGTTGTCCTATTATGTCTAAGTCTGATTCGTTGGTGACGTATCGTGTTGTCTCGACCAAGTCATTTGAAGAGTCTAGAGAGACAATGAAGGGTTGCGTCTTTCCGACCTCTGCGAACCAATTTAGGAAGTTGTTCTTATCTGAAGTAGGGACATCGTTAAATGTTATATCGAATCCTCGAATGATCGGCTTCGAAACAGAGTATTTGTGCATTCCCTCGACACGAAAGCTCCTGGATACATCTATATCTCTTTGTGTGAAGTTTTCGTTGAAATTATTATTAGGGCTCTTTGATATGCCACCAAATACCTTTCCAACTTCTAGAAACCCTTCGCTGTTGCTTGCGTCGTCTAATTCAAGCAACCACCACTGGTAGGTTTCTGAACTGCTCAGGAAAAGACCCCCGACTACGTCATCAAACGTAAGTGTGTTATTTGTTTTAAATAATGCTGAGCTTTGCCAGTCAGAAAGATTGTTTCCAAGATCACTAGCATGTCCATATAGCTTTACTGACGCTGACGAACTTAGATTGTTATTTACTATAACAAAGCTATCAATTGCCGTGGCTGATCCTAAGTCAAACTTAAGCCACTGGTCGGCCACGTTTTGGCTTCTCCAAACATTTCTTGGCTTCGCATCCTGAACGTTGGAGGCACTAAATCCAGAGGCTGTCGTCTTTGCTGTTGCTGTGGCACGTTCAAAGAGATCAGAGAAAATAAATTTAATCATACAGACCTCCTTACGCCTCTAAAGTCTGAGATAAGAAGACCCTCGTCCCTCGTGACATCTCGTATAACTTGAGAACCTCTATCTCTTAAAAAGTCAGCAAAAGACTTCGAGTCTATTGCTTGAATATTGATCGTTGATTGTGAAGCTTGGCCTCGATCAAAAGATCTTGTTAGGCCTCCAAGTGGCTTAGGAGCCGATGCAGTTGACCCAGTTCCTGTGACGAACTGAGCATCTGATTTTTTCCTAGAAGTATCCAGCCCCTGACGTTTTGCCAGTCTAATCAAATCATTTACTACAGATTCAGCCTCTCCCTCTGTGGTAAGGGTTCCAGGTGCTCCTGATCCAAATTGAAATGTATCACGTAGCTCGACCTCTCCTGTGTCACCTCTTTTTACAGCCATCACCTTCCCGGAGCGCCTATCAAATATAAATATATCGCCCGTCTCTGGATCGACTTCTGCTCCAACTGCCAGGTTGGTTGGATCAAAGCTCCTGCCAGCCACCAATCCGCCTATTTTCTCTCCCTCTCTTGCTTTAATTTGCTTTACTTTTCTATCCTTCTCGATTTTTTCCTCGTCTGATCGAAGCAAGTCGAGTTCTTGTTTAGCTTTTTGTATTGAGCTAGTCAGCCGATCAAGTTGATCTATCATTGTGGTAAAGGCCGTCTTTGTTTCGCTTTGAAAGAATCCCACCAGGGTTTGACCGAAGCTGACTGCCGACTTTAAAAAGAACGCTGTCTTGTCTGTTATTTCAGGTAGCATGCCATTAAATAGATCAATGCTTGCATTAATGTTGGCTTTTAGATCTTTTCCGAAGCTTTGAACAGCCTCCCCAATCGCCGCAAAACTTTCCTCTGCTTGTTTTTTGGCTCGCTTCGCAGCCGCTTCCTCCTCTTTTTGCTTCTTAATGAGGGCGGCACTAGCTTTAGCTTGTGCTTCTGACTTTGCGACCGCCTCTTCTCGCGATCGATTGAGAGCCTTGTATTCGGCTTTTAATAATCTTAGATTTCGTTCTTCTTCTTCTAATTCTTTTTTAAGCGTCTTCGTCTGTGTTGTTTGGGTTCCCCACCAATGAGAGGCCTCTTTAAGCTCCTTGTTTAGCTCTGCAACCCTTTCTTTGGCCCCCTGTATAGCTAGTTCATACTGGCCTTGCTCTGACGTAAGCTGTTTAAATTTTTTATTAACTCTGTCTAGCCAATCGTTAAGGATATCCCCACTTCCTGTTTCCTCTAAGAACTCGGAAATGACTTTGCCAAACTTCTCCATCACGTCACTTGATTTATTCAGAATTTGCGTGAATTTACCGAACTTGGAGCCTGATAGCGCTTCAGCTGAGCCTTTAAATAGTTCTAAGGACTTTTGAACAGCCCCACCGGCTTTCAATGTTTCCTGATCAAGGCCTCGGAGCTGAGGGATTAACTCTCCCAGCTCACCCGTTAAGCCCGAGTATGTTTTGGCAAGGTTACGTACCGCGAAATCTAGTGTTCCGCCTGTCGCGGATGCTAATTCAACTGAAGCCTCGATAATTTGATCTATCTGATTATTTGTAAATTTTAGACTCGCCAGAAATGCTTGCTGCTGAATGATCTGTTCATCGCCAAAAATACTTCGTTTTTGAAGAGCGGCCGCCGACTTCTCGAACTTTTGAACAATCTCATCTGTCGTTTGACCTGTCAGGCGAAGTGCACCTTGCAATTGTCGAGCTGCCTTTTCCTGTTGAAAAAAGGCCGATACAGACTTCTTAATACCAGCAACTATCGCGAGGGTTCCTCCAACGGCTGCCATGGCTTTAAATGCTGTCTTTAATCCATTTGTCTTTTTGTGTATTTTATCAGCTCTTTTAGAAAACCGATCCTCTAGGGAGACTCTTACTTTTTCTTCAAACTTTGCCACTGTTTCTGCCTCCCCTCAGATTCGCCGTGTTAGACTTCAGCTCCTCTATTTCTGATCGAGTATTTTCGATCACCTTGGCTAGCTCCACAAACCATGCTGGTGCTTCTCCAAATGGAAAGTTGTTTGGAGTAAATGTCTTATGGAAGTCGTATAAGTCGATTAGACCAATTGTGTTCTTCTTAATGTAGGTCTTAGGGCATTGATATATTTGGACACTTCCAAGAACAAATCCCTTCTTCGCCCAGGTACTATTGGGATACTTTCCTTTGCAATTTCGAATTGTGGAGTGCGATTGATAATACATGCAGTTCCCACAGTCCCATTTCTTTTTCTCCGCCCCAGGTCGGTAAAACTCTGTGAACCATAGAGCGGCTATGACTTTTTTTCTTCTTCAGCCGAGAGTCCGCTTATTTTAAGGCACTCTTTCAAGACCGGATCAAAAACCTCATCCGGTGCTAACTCCAAAAATTCCTCAGCCGTTTTTACTTCATTTTCCCCAACTTGAATCCCCTCGACATTTTGAATGCAAATGACCATGAGCCTATAGAGTGCTTCTTTAGAGGCTTTGCGTGATTCATGAGAGTTTTCATCTTCTTCGTCTTTAAGGTCTAAAAGCTCGCCAATCTCCATTTTTTGTTTGTGAGAAGGAGGGAGTAAAGTAATAGCTACTTCCGGGTACTCTTCTAACGGATTTAATTTAATCTGTTCAATCTTAAGCATTTATCCTCCTTAAATAAGCGTAAGCTTTAATTCATCGTCGCCAGAGCTTCCCAGTGCTGTGAACGGCAGTGTTACAAGGATGTCTTCTTCAGCGTTTGAAGGGATGGCTGTTAAATCGAATACTAGCTGGTTCAAGTCAAACTGAGCTTTACTTCCGTCTGTGTCTCCCGACACTAGTTGGAGATCAAACTCTGTAACACCCCTTGATTGAGCAACTTGTAGAAAGTTGGAATCAGTCAAACGAATAGTCAAAGATCCAGTCACCTGACGGTTGTTTGCGTGGAAGTCCTGTGCTTTGGCTGTTCCAAACCTGTCATTGTGCATCTTTAAGTTGTTATTAAGTACAACCTGAGCCGATACGACGTTGAAAGTAGACGAGTCCAAACTTGAACTACCCGCGATTCCAGCGATAGGAACAGCACCAGACTGAAATGTCTGAGATGTTACACAAGCGGATGGAACAACAGCATCTCCATTGTCCTGACCTGTGTGGTTGGTCGTTGTTAGTGTGTCACCAGATTTCGCTGTAATTTCTAAATCGGTTTGGTCATCTACGTTTATGTATTGTCCTACATCGAATTTAGGTCCATCTCCTGAGGCGACAGCTACGTCATCCCCATCGTCAGAGTCTACTGTACTAGCACCTGCACGAAGAATGTCTGCTCCCATCCCCTCAAAAGTCACCATTGTCTCCTCTGATCCAGACATATCGAATGTTGCCTGATTAACAACAGCTCCTCGAATCATCTCTGCAAACACGGCGCTAGATGCGCTTTGCCCTACGGCCCTATGGATTGTAACGGAGCTTGCTAGTTCTTTCGCGAGGTCGTATACGACAGATGTCGAACCATTAACTGTTTCTGTTCCAAATGCAATTTCTAAAAGATCGTCCATTCCATCCGGCGCTGTCCCCAAAGATCCAGACGGCAAAAGATAAGATTTAAGGCTCCACTCAACGGACTGTCTGCGTCTAACGAAATCCATTGCGGATCTTGTGTTTCTCTTGTCTGCGCGAATGATTCTTTCCTCGTTTGGCGTAACGCTAGATTCTAAAATTTTCATGGCGTTGCCAGCGGCAGGCGCTGAGTCGGCGGCCCCGAAACTCGATTCAGGAACGACAAATATTCTTTCTTCTCTACCTAATGCTACTGTCATGGCTTACCCCTCCTTATGGATGCTCCAAATGCTCAACAGGCACGGAAGGCTCATCCTCTTTCTTAGCCTCTGCTTCCTGCTTTTTATTTTGTTCTTCACGTTTTTTATCCTCTTGAGCGATGTCGTCTTGAACTTCAAATCCCTCGCCTTTAAGGAATACAGCGTCTTTGGCGCTGACCTTAATGTCCTCACCTGGATCGACCTTCTTTTCGTTAATAGTAAAAGATCGTTTTGTGGTGTTCGTTGCTTTAAACGGTTTTAGCTCTGATGCTGTGACACTACTTTTGATGTACTTTGATAAATCACTCATCCCATTTTCTCCTCTTACGCCGTTCCAAATTGTGATTCAGATCGGCATTCAATTCCTACTCGATAAACTAAAACGTGATCTAAAACCTCGGGGCTATGTCCGATTGTATTGATCCATGTTTCATGACAATTGCCGCCTCTTGTTTTGTCTTGAGCTATGGCTTTTACTACATCTTCTATCCAACTATCGACCTTGTCCTCGTCGGCGTGCATGAAAACCATTTTTATCTCAAACTGTAGAATTCTATAGGCTCGGTTTTGTGGCAGACGATCAAAGTCGTCTTCTCCTCTTATTACTCGAAATGCTGGGACATCGATAAGACCGCCTAGATCTTCGTCGCCCGCTTTTACACGACTGCTTATCATCGTATTATTGTATGTCGGTGCTCCGTTAATCCCTTGTAAGGTTGTTATGATATCGTCTTGAATATCTTTTGCTAAAGTCATAGTGGCTTAGACCTCTCAACCTTACTTAGCTCACGGTTGAATCGTTTCTTAACGTCATTCCATGCGTCTTTTAAAGACGGCAAGAGATAGGGATAAAAGTTTCGTTTTCCTTGAACGCGACCGTCTTGCTTGCGCCCCTCTCGTTCATGTAAAACTCCATAAGGCACCTCATTGCCTATTCCGACCTGAACACTATCTGCCATTCGTTTAATGGACGTTCTAGAAAACTGGGAGTTTAAAATCTTGATGACGCCAGAGATCTCAAGACCCACCTTTACGTGGCGTGCTAAGTTTCCTGTTCGTCTCCTAAGGCCAGGCCATCGCTTTCTTTTCGTTGGGTTGGTCCGAGTGCCTTTCCTTTTTCGGCCCCTGGATGTTTTTGCTCTTCGACTGACGGCAACGCCATCAACCACGCGTAGGTATTTCTTTTGTACAACATTGTAGATCTCAAACCCGCCCTTTCTTAGGGCTGTATTCGCTGCCTCCTCGTATCGAGAGAGCTGCTTTTCTAGCTTTTTGCTCGGTTTAAATGTTGTTTTGATTCCCACTTAAAACTCCACGTCCCTGTATCGATCTAAAATCTTCACTGCAGCGTCGGGGTAGTCTTCAATGTCTATGGTTTCGCTTTCCCCTGTTGCCGATCTGGTTGTCAAATTGAGCTGGTTGAATTGATCGATTCTATAGAAGTGCATTGCCAGTAATTGAATGGCGAGTCGCAAATCATGGGGAGTAGAGACTGCTGTTACCCGTACATTGCCACCGGATAGATTTGATGAGTTAACACCAGTTATCTTTGTAAACTTTCCAAGGGAGAAGCTCAGAGTTGAATTGCCCGCCTCCATATCAGTGGAGTAGGGGGTTATTGTTTCAGTGTAGGAGTCTCCATTTTCATCTTCACCAGTGACTGTAATAGATCCAGATGACGAAAATGTCCCAGTCGTGTGAATGAACAAATAGAAGGTTTGGTTGTAACTGTCTAGTGCATCGGCGATTGTGTGGTCTGCTGGTGAAGCACTTGAGACAACTGTCTTTTCTGCAATCCATCCGCCTTTATAGACAATCTTTATATTTTTAGTTCCTCGTGGCCAATTATCGCCATCATTTGTTAGGTTAAGTGTATCGACTTTTCGAGATAGAAAACCGGATTCGCCATCAACGAGAGTGTAGTCATCGGAGTCGAGTAAGGTATCACTGTCAAAAACGTGAGTGTTGTCCACGTTGATAGACGTGATTGATCGAGTTGGCCTTTGGTTTAAGACGATAATTCTTTGGGCGTTTCCAGAATAGTATTCCGTTCGATCTCTTTCGCCGTCCATTTCCCGTCGCATGAGACCCTCGGCTGTCTGCTGAGCCGATAGGATGTAGTGGTAGACATCGTGATCTCGCACGGTTTCTGAGAGGGACAGGTTGAGACCCTTCTTGACTTGCTCCAATGGGATGAAAAGCTTCGTACTCAAACCAGCCCCCTCAAAAACAGCGCGGGTGAGGGATTAACCCTCACCCACCTGATTCAGTGCTTATATCGGATAGTTATATCCGTACCCAATTGGGTTCTTACCGCTTGAGTTGCTTGTAAGCTGTTGGACGTCAAAGCGCATGCTAGTGACTAGCTTGTGCTTGTCTGTCTCAACTACATAATCCGTCGCTTGTCGCATACGGCGTCGGAATCCGACCAATACATAGTTGATGTCACAGATGACGAATGATCCAAGAGTGCCGCCAGAGCTTGGAATCTTACCGTCACTATTGGTCTTAGGAATTCCACCGCTCATGAATACAGGGATGCCATTAATCCTTCCTAGCATGCCGGTGAGGATCGATGCACTCGGTCCAATCTTATCGACTGTTTGAACTTGAGAGTCGTTCATTGCCAACCAAAGAAGTGATGGGTTGAAAAATGCTCGCAAGCTGTCGATATTCTGAGCGCCTTCTCCCATTTCAGAAAGAACTTTGTTCATGGCTCTAGAGACGGAGCTGTGGGCATTGACGTTTTCGGCGGTACCGTTTGAATCAACCAAGGCTTTGTGGATCAATCCATCAACAGCGAGGTAATCATCGGCTTGGCCAGACGTTGTCGTGGGCGTCCCGTCGATCTTGTTAATGTTAGAGCTAGCGCCTGTGGTTTCATCTCCAAAGAGGACGCACCTCTCGTAGGAGTTGCCAAGCCCATCGCCAACTATCCGAGTCAGAGCTGGCATAAGAGGCATGGCTGAGTCCTCATTGAGCTCCTCAGAGAAGTCAAGTCGGTTGGCAATCTTACCACAACTCCACGTTACCTTCGATGAAGTAGCATCTGTGTTGTTAACAGTAACATCTGAGGCGCCAGACTCACTGATAGAGTAGGTTGTATTAGGACCACCTGATAGAGGCCACTCAAACGGGTTTGAAGGCATATCGAAGTCGGGAATATTCGCCGCTACAGCCTTGGCACTCTTGATATGCATCAGGATGCTAGACTCAAAGTCTGTTGGCACCCACTCATCACCTTCGCCGCTGCCCGTTGAGTACATGGTCTTTTGACTAAGCGCCATTCTGGTGTTGTGCTTAACAATGGTATCGAAAGCTTCTTTGAAGAATTTCTCCCCGGTTTCGCCAAAGTTGTTCTTAAATTCTTTAAGATCTGTGACAGATTTACCCGTGGCTTGCTTTAAAAAATCCAATGCAGGAAGCGCGTCAGCCAGGTCTTTTGCGACCGAGGTGACGTCTGCAGCGTCCGAACCGTACTTTTGCGTAAGGTCCTTGTCCAACTTAAGCGATCCAAACGTAGGTGAGTCCTTCTTCGAAAGCTGTTCAATCCGAGCATTGAGCTTCGTGAATTCTTGATAGAGGTCTTTATCTCCAACCCCTTTCTTCTTCTGTTGATCCTTAATTTCTCCCAGATCCTGATAAGGATGATTCGCATCCTTCACCTCAGTCTTGTCGGATTCTTCTATAAGTTTTTGTTTTTCTTCGTGTTCCTTTAGCTCTTTGTGGTAGGCCTTGACCTCCTCAAGAGACATCTTTTCTAACTCTTCACGAGTTTTACGTTTAAACATGGTTTTCCCCCCAAAAAAAATCGAACGCAGACAGCCGCTAGAAGATAAACGTCTCCTAGGAAGTCAGGTTCGATATGTTGAAAATAATGAAGTTGAGTTCTTCGCTATCCCAAGGCCTACCCTCAGGACTCGCAAATCACGTCGATAAGAGAGTGTTTCTCGATCTCATCGACAAGCGATGTTTTTTCTTCATCGCCTTTACCGAGATTCTGCAACCGAGCAGATAACTCGTCAATTTGTATTTTAAACTCTGTGCCTAAAACTGGGTAGACCTGTTCCAATCTTTTTAGGTGTCGGTCTATTTCTTTGATGGCGACCTCATTTGGATCTGCTCCATCGCGATCTACCAGATCATTACCGGATCGCGCAGCTTTGACCACGCTGAATAGGCTCTCTCGATTCGCTGGAATAGAGACAATCGATGTTTCAGCGAGCTCCAATTTCTTAATGATATAAGCCTCATGGTCTTTGTCGTACTCCTCTTCTAAGATAAAGAAGCCTATGGAGAAAGCCTTGAGGACGCCTTGCTCGATGAGCTTCCAGGCTCTATCTGCATGCTCTTCGCCTTTAACGATTCGGGCTTCTATGAACAGTCCTTCGTCAGTAATTTGCCAGTTTATGGCAGATCCAATGGGCCTGTCTGAGTCGTGCTGAAGCAAAATGATGGGATTTTTCATGTAAAGCTCCATCGCTTCAGGGAAGGCAGCAGGGTCGACGATGTCATTGTGACGATCTTTAAATTTCGTTGACGCAAAGCCTCTAATAATGCGGTCTTTAGAGTCCTTTGTTTTGAGCTCGGCGTGAAAGTATTTCTTTTCTGTCTCCTGCTTTTTTAACAAAACATGCTTTTCAACCGTCATACCTACTCCTTTACGATTATCGCCATCGTACAGCGGCAGTTGATATCCTCTGAAGCCACGCCAAATTGGTTTGGCGCCGGGGCCTCACGACCACTGTTGAGACGAAAGTTGTCCCTTAAAGGAACGGATTGCCCACTGATCTGATGAGAATCTCGAACGAAACTATCTCCCGCTGTGACCCACTCCTTTTGTTCAATTACATCCTCATTTTGTAGAAACCCATGAAACATCGCTTTGTTTGCCGCTGTGGCGGTTTCTGTCCTTGCAATTCGATTAGATCGCCAAGTCTCCATGCCATCAAAGAAGCTCTTCACAAAGCCACTGACAGCAGAAACTGTAGTTTCCTCTTTCATCTGTGTGGATAGACCCTGTCTAAAGAAGTCGAGAGTGTTTTCATCGGTCAGCCCCGCCACACTGACAGATCTATCGGCGATGAACTTGGCGATGGCCGGATCCTGCTCATCAAACCCTATGTCTTTTGTGCGGCGGGTGCTACCGATTGACTTCAGCTGTCGATTAATGGCATCAACAGCTGTCTCCCCAAACTTCTTCACGATTGAGATAATTTCTTCTCGGAGATCTTTGCTAAAGGTTTCTCTGTCTTCTTCTAATCCCTGAAGGACTTCTTCAATGTCGCCCTTATCGATACCCCCTCGATCTTTAAAAATATTTCTTATGTTTTCTAGAGCCTTTTCTCGCTGCTTTTCGAACCTGTTATTGAGGACTTTCATGAATCCATCGTCAAACTCTTCTAGCTCTTCATCGAAGGCCTTGGCTAAGATCTGTCTTTGTTCTGGTGTGGTCTTTGGCTGAAGGGGCTCTTTTGGTTCGTTCACATCATTTAGCTTGTTTTGGATCTGCAAACTGTCTTCGATGAATTTCTGTTTTGCTCTATTCGCCACTTGGCCTGGCTGTTGAAATGGATTCTGTGGTTGGGCTACTGGCTTTAAGATGTCGCCTTCAATCTCGACCGGATCAAGATCCCAGTACCGTTTTCGAACCTCATTAGGAGTCATCTGAGAACTGCGAATTAAGATCTCACCAAGCTCGGCTTTATCCTTCTCGTTTCTCTGTAAGACCTCGACGGAGGATAGGTCGAACTTGAAACGAAGTCGGCCCTCTTTAGACAGAATAGGATTCGCAGATAAAGCCTCCTCAATTAAACGAATACGAGGCAGAACGGCTAGCTTCCAAAAGTTAGCCTCTTGGACTTCCATATTGGAGTAGTTGGCTAGCTCTAAGACGTTTGCAAGAGAGCTTGGAACTTTGTAGGCGGCGAGAATATCATCACGCGAGAGCTTATATTTCTCGATGATTTGGGCGTCCTTCTGAGAGACACCAATTTGTTCAAACTTCATACCGGACTCTAAAAGTATGTCCTTAAACATATTTTCAAGCCCCTTGTAACGAGACTTGATTTTTTGCTCGAACCTCTCATGGGCCTCTCTAGATAGTGGTTTATCAAGAGTCCAGGCACCCATGACACGCCCACCTGATCGCCAGAACTTAAGCCAATACTCCTGATCCATTTCGGTCAGCAAGCATTGCTTATACGCTGCCTGAAGTGGGGATGTACCGTAGAAGTACCCCTCAGAATTAAAATTCTTAATGTGAACTACGTTCTCTGGATCAAGACGAAAGACTTTTTCCATCGTCTTTGATGGCGAGAATGCGTAGTGGTCTATGAAGTCGATGCGGTCAGCAACGATGCGAACGTGTTGCGGTAGTAGCGACCAAATCTCTTTGTTTTTTTGGTCAACGTAGAGATAGGAGTTTCCCGCATAGCTCAACGTGCTTGCCAGAGATAGCTTGAACTCATTTGGTGTCTGATACAGAGATGGCTTCTTAAATAGCTCGTAGGCGAGACCCTCTGTGTGTTCTACGAGAACCTCGCCCCCTCCATCGTTTTCAACTCGAAAGACTTTAAGTGGTAGGGACGCAATTGACTCCGCGATTAAGGTACAAGCTACGTGTATCCAAAGTGCGTTGTTATATTTTCTTGCTGCTTGTTCATCACTGAAGCCCTTTGGGGCACCCTGATGAAATGCGACATCCTGGTTTCTAACCAATGAGACGCGTTTCTCTACAAGCGATTTCGCGAAGTTTTGGACAGCTCGAAACTCGTTACCGTTGAGACGGATAAAGTCTCGATATCCTAGTGGTACGTCTTTCCTTCCCGTAAGAAGAGATCGCAATCCTTCAAACAAGGTGGTCTCCCTTACTTAAACGGGACGAAAAGTTTTGAGTAGACCAGTTTTCCGCTGAGAGAGCTGGTGCTTGAATAGGTTTCTCCACCTGAAGATGTAAGTTTCGCCGTTACGTATAAATTCTCACCGGGCAGGTAGATCGGTCTATCAAGGCCGGTCTTTTGGACCCAATCCTTTGTGCTGCTTATGTTCGTCCAGTCACCTGAAGCGATGGAAACCTTTCCAACCCAACTGGGAGCATCCGAATCTCCAATGGTAAAGGCAGCATCGTCGTCAGCAAGGCTTACCGATCCATTAAAAAAATGGAGTTCTATGTCGGGGCTGTTTTCTTCAGCGTCCTCTAAAACGACGCGCTCTAAATGGATTCCCCAAGCGGCGACTTCATGAACGTTAAGTGATTGAAGAGTTCCAACCTGATCGTTTTGTGCATAGCTGGTCGCGGTGTTGTCGATTGTGAAATCAATAGATGTCCCCAAAGGGGGTCTTATTGTTCTTTTACTCATTGCTCTAAGCCTCCCCTTTTAGTCTTGTCGCTCGTATATTACGTCGATTGAAATAACGCTTGTCCCTGTTGAATCAAAACCGGCGCCTGCTACCGCTTGTAAATACAGAGTTGTTCCTGCTAGTGGGACCATAATATCAACGTCCTCTTCGATAGCCTTTTCGGCTCCACCGATATCGACGTAATCGCCTGCTGCAATTTCTACGATCTGGCCGACATACTTTTCAGTATCAGCGGCTGCAATTGAGAATGCAGAGTTGTCAGTTCCCTTAGTGAACTCGTCGTTAAAGAAGTAAAGATCCAAGTCGTTGGCCGTTACTTTTTCAGTATCGGTAACGTGAACCTCTCGAATGATGATTGATCGTGCGGCAAGCTCATGAACCTGGGCACTTAGTGTTGCGCTTCCAAACGCATCGCCATCGACATAAGCATCTGCTGTGTGGTCTGGCGTAAACGTAGCTTTGTAAAGTCGTGATAAAGGCTTAGACATATTCCCCCCATCTTAGATGCCAAGGGAATTAGAACCGTTCCCCTCCCCTGGCTGAATTCTTTTAGTCCTACTACTGTGGTACCAGTGTGGCGCTAGGATTTAAGTAAAATATGTCACTAAATTAACTTGAATTCTGGCTCACGCGTATCAATGCGAAGACGAAGACGCTGACTCATCGAATCAACTTGGTCTGCTGTTTTTGAAGAAGGGAATTTGAGCATCTCAGCGAGAAACACTTCATCCACCCAAGGCGCTTCTTCGGGGTGAGGTAAGAAAACATTGCCTGCTTCGAATAATGGAGTAACGGCCTCTGCTCTTGTAACTTTTGACTCAACAGGTTTTGTTTCAATGATGCCTCCGAACTCTTGTTCAATTGTTTCGATTAGGGCGGCTCCATTTGCTTTTTTTTCAATGATGAGTCGTGTGTAGTAGGGGAACAACTCGCCGGCTATTTTGCGTATCATATCCCTCTGTCCTATAAATCCCGTTTGTTTTCTTAGTTGATAAAGTAGATAGTCATTGGGTCCCTTGGAGCCCCACACCTGTATCACGTTCCAGTCGTGCTCTGGTTCTCCCTCGAAGGTGAAGTCGCAGGTGATATCGAGAAAGTCCCAGGCTTTCATGACCTCTACTGGGTCAGTGTTGGGATCAACGCCGAGAATTCCTGGTATATCTTCTTTGTGATAGTAACGCAGCCAGTCGCGTTGAAACATTAGACCGCCGCTTGGCAGGGGTTGCTGCTGGTAGAGCGCTTGAAAGTGTCTTGAGCCAATGGCGCGTTTGATGCTTTTCAATGAGTCTATGTCATATCTTTCAGCACAAAGCGGGTCGCCTTCATTTCGGCCTAGCTGGTCATTGTCTTCGGCGATGGCAGGGAGTCGGATCACAAACCAATCGTCACCGTGTTCTGCTTGTATACGGCCAGCCAAATCATCTTCTTGCCAGCGCTGCATGAGAAGGACAATTGATCCGTTTGGTTCTAGACGAGAGTAGAGGACGGTATTAAAGAACTCCCACTGCTCTTCTCTGAGTCTTGGGTTGTCTGCCTCTTTTTTATTTTTAATGGGATCATCAATGACGAGAAGATCGGCTCCTTTTCCTGTGATGGCGCCTCCCATACCGGCTGTACTCATTCCTCCGCCAAGTGTTGTATTCCATCGGTTTCTGGCTGATGAGTCCCCGGCGATACGTGTATCCAGGCGTATGGATTTCTCAAAGACGTTTCGAACCGCCCTTCCCCAGCGTCCTGCAAAATCTGCCTCATAGGAGGTGAGTATGACGTTTTTCTTTGGGTTCCACTCGAGAAACCAGACCGGTAGCCATAGTGAGATCAGGTGCGACTTACCATGACGAGGCGGCATCTCCACAATGATGCGGGCGTTGCCTTGTATGAGTCGCTTAGCTACTTCTGTGGATATAAATCGAATATGATCGTAGTCGATCCATTCACCCTCGCTTTCTTTAACAGCCAGAGAGTGTGGATAGATTTTCCATGCATCTCTTTCGAGTAGTTTTTCTGCCTCAATCACTATTCGGTGGTCGTGCCTTTTGCGGCTATATCTGCCAATGTACTTAAGGCCTCAGATCCTTTGTCAGAAGCCATGAGTTCTTTCAGTGTTGATCTCTTGTCATCGATAGAGATGGATTTGCCATCCTCACCTGTAAGCTCGATCTTCTCTGTAGGCTTGCCGATGAGTCGATCCAGACAGCCAAAAAAGGCATTGGCGTCGCCATTGGCTGCTTTAATCAAGGCTGAGCAGATCATTCGATCCATGGTTGTCGGTTCCCACGGGGCCCCTGTGCAATGTTCGACATCCTTTGGAGACGCATCACACCAGTAATAGAACTTGCGAAGGTAGTCATGAGAGCGATCTTTTTTGAGAGCCCGAATGTCGTCTGGCATACGAGGCCTTCCCCCTGGATTGCCGGATTCACCGGGTTTAAATTGGTGTGGCTTCAGGTGTTCGACGTCCTTGCTCATACTGTTTTTTTACTGTTCTCAATTTTATTTTACCATTGATGTCCGCAAGCTGGGCATTCACTCAACTTTGGCTTCTTTTGATCTGGGTTTACATCTTCAAAGAACTCCATTTTGAAGCGGGGGACATTCAATCCAGGGAGCTTCAGTCGTGTTTCAACGTATTTCACGGGGATATTGTGCTTTGTGCAGTATTCGTACATCCCTTGTCTTTCGATATGTCCGTACTGCGAGCATAGGCTCAGGACTATCTTGGCGAACTCCTCTTCGCTTTCGGGGTGGACGTAAGAGACAGGGATGTCGTCTGGGACGTCGTCGCCGTTCTTTTGCATGGCTTGCATGACCCGTAAGCGCTGGTGTCCATTGGCGATCAGGTTTCGGTCTGGCCAGATTGTAATGGTTTCGCAGAGACCAAGGTCTAAGAGCTGATGTCGAAACATCTCATAGCTGACTTTGGACAATGATTTTAGATCGCCTTGAAATTCGACAAGTTCGCCTAGTTTGCGAGTTCCAGCGCCGGAGCACTTAATCTTGACCATAGAAACAATATAGCTACGTGGTGCTAGGAATTAACCAAAATCTAGAAATGATTAAGCTATTGAAATATCAAAGCAATTCCTGACCCCCCTCCTTTTTAAATAAGCTTCGTTTATACTTAAGACATGGCAAAGCGAGTAGGAATATTTGTTTTAAGTATGGGTTTTTTAATGATTGGATGTGGGTCTCAGTACGATGGGATTATTGATGAGGTTGAGGCGGCTGACTCGGGTGACGAGTCGCCGACGGAGAAGACTCAGGGGCTTCAGTCGGGCCGTGATCCTCAGGCTTACTCGACTTGTTCTAGTGCCCGAGAGAGCTACCCATTGAGCGCTGGCTGCGTAGGGAAGCAAGAGCTGGCCAATGTGATGGGATCCATTGAGAACGCCTCAGGAGGGCCTGTTTTTGACCTCTGTGAGCTGGCCAATGCGGGGGATGAGTGGCGTAATTACTACAGCGCCAGCTGCACCATTGACTCAGCCTGCCTAGAGCCCAATTGTGCAGCCTCAGACCGCAGCACGTGCACCAAGAAAGAGGTGGTCCGACATCTGGAATCATACACGTATTACATCTGCTTCGATTAAGCCGTCTGAAGATCAGTTCTGATGCTCAGCCTTGTCAATTTGAAAGGGAGGAATCCGGCCCGTTTCCGGGCCAGAATCCCATTTTTCATTAGAACAGTCGTAAGATCTCTTTTAGGGCTATTAAAAACCCCGTCAGAGTTCGAACGAACCTGCACAACGCCTTGATTATAGAAGGTGGATCAGAGCTCATTTTATTACTCCTCTCCTGCCACCTAAGGCCAATTTAGGCACAGTATTAAGGTTTCCGTTTGCCGGGGCTTTACAGGAGGTCCGACCTGTGGGATTCTAAGGCTGCAAGGCGATTTAGAGTCACAGATGGCTCTTTCAAGCCGAGGCACTAGCCTCGGTTTTTTATTGGCCAAAAAACGTTGGCTTTCATTACTTGCTGATTCTGAAGCCCTTAAGACCTCAAAAAACAAAAAAAAAGGAACCGATCTTTCAGCTCCTCCATATAAACATTATATCACAATGATCTTTATTTATTGGATGAAAACTACTGATAGCGATCACAGTAGTATCGGATGAGGCCGTCGAGGACCTTGTTTTTCTGCTGGCCCTGCCCCCTTAAAACCTCCTCAAAACGCTCTAAAAGGGCGGAATCTAGCCTTACCTGGATCAGGCGGCGATCTTCGCCATAGAGCCAGGCTAAGGCGCTTCTTAAGGGGTGTCGATTAAAAAAATCTAATCAGCATCTGGCCACAAAAGCGCGTCTATCTGGCCCTGAGACAGCCTTTCTGGGTCTTTCTCCCGTTTTTGGTTTATTTGCCAGCACTCCTGATCTGAAACAACTATTGTTTTCGATCCCTTTGATCGATTCGTGCCGAGATGTTCAAGCGCTGAGCCCTGAAATTGGCCTTGTTTTTTGCTCATAAGGTCCTCCTAAAGGGAAACGATGTAGACGCATCCTCCTGCATAGAGGATCCCAGAGGCAATCAGTCCCAAGCAGATGCCTCGATATATCTGGACTCCGAGTGATTTTAAATATGCTTTCAAAATTAAACCTATAAGGGTCACATTCTCCTCCTCAAACCCCCTCATAGTATGACTTAAAGTCATACTATACTATACATAAATATTATGTGAAAAAGAATGGGAATTCCAAGCTATTGAGAATCTTAATGTTTTTGGTTATCGGCAGGGGCTTCTAATTTTGTAGCCAAGCAGTTGACCGTCTTTCTTAGTCGTGATTATTTAAATCAAAATCATTAGATCAGACGGTCATATTTCTATCTAAAGATTGGCGGGGCTTAACGGCCCCGCTTTTTTTTTATTGATTTCGAGAACGCTTATTGTTTATACGGGAGAAGAAATATGGCCAGCTTCAAAAGATTTAAGTTGGTTCGAATCCTGCCTCCCCAGTTCTTTTCGAACCAGCGTTCAAATTCCAATAAGTTTAAGAGTTTAGAAGGCTCATTTTATTTCAATGAGCATTTGTGGGCCCGTCGTGGTGAGGATCATGGCGGGTTTTTTTGTGGGTATCACAGCGTCCTAAGGGGGGCCGAGAGATTCAGTGTTTGTGTGGCGGGAATCACACCGGCGACAGGAGGGCTCAATACGGCCTGTTGCTAGATCGGAAATAGAGTTTCAGCCGCTCGTGGGGGATGGACGCGAAAGATTTCCCCCCGAAGTGCTGTTGAGTTCGCAAACAGGTTGGAAATACCAGCCACTGCGGCTCTAGACCAAGCCAGGGGATGAGGTCCTTGGGGTGAACGGAGGGTTCCTTGGTCACATGACTCTCCCGCTTTTTAGGGGGGGGAGGTAGTGCGAGTTGTATCTCGCTCAAGAAAAGGAAGGTAACGAGATGAAAGTAAAAAGAGCTGAAACAAAACCTGAGCCAGATACAGCTTCAGTGTCCGAGGCACTGGCTCTCGAGGTACGCGAAGTTCTCAAAGAAGAGGCTGGGCTTGGCACTGAGGCTGATATTGAATCCGCTCTAGACAAGGAATCCATTGAGTATTGGGTGAAATTTCATGGGTTTAATGTCGAAGACTTTCGAGCCGTCATTCAAGAACAGATGGCCGATGACGATCAGGTGGCCTACTACCTGAAGCATCCCGGGCAACTCACTGTCCGCAACATCTTTAATCCCCGGCGAGGCGATGTGGTCTTGAACCTCCGACGGCTGGCTGATGTCCGAAAAGGTTTAGAGAAGAAGAGGCCTCAGAATGGGGGCAAGTCAGCAAACACCTACTCGAAGCTGGTACGGTTGCACAAGATCCGACTGGAGTGTTGTGGAGCTGCGTTTGAGAGGAAAACAGAGCGGCAGGAGGAAGGCCGCTGGGTCTGGGTGAACCGGGAGGATCACGAGGCTCATGTCAACAGTTGCATTGAGTCCGGCCTTAGAGCTCGAAAGCAGATCACAGAGAATTTCGACGTTGGGGGAAACTTAACCCAAAAGGAGAAATACCATGTCTCATGATAATTTGCCAACGAAAGCAGATAACACCCCCACTTTTTCAAAGGAAAAAGTTGAGCTCATCAAAAGGACTGTCGCGAAAGGAGCAACGGACGATGAGTTACAAATCTTCATGCATCAAGCTAAGAAGACCGGACTCGATCCATTGGCTAAGCAGATCTATTTTCAAAAATATAAAACCAAGGAGGGGCCTCGCATGTCGATCATCACGGGCATCGATGGCTACAGACTAGTCGCTCACCGAACAGGCACCTATGCCGGCGTAGACCCAACGAAATTTGAAGGTGAGAAGTTTGAAGGCGAAGTGAATGTGCCGGTGGTCGCGACTGTCACTGTCTATAAAATCGTTCAAGGACATCGATGTCCTTTCACAGCTTCTGCTCGATGGGACCAATACTACCCTGGTGGGAAGCTTGCCTTTATGTGGCGAAAGATGCCTCATCTTATGTTGGAGAAATGTGCCGAGGCTCTGGCACTTCGAAAGGCTTTTCCGGCAGAGCTCAGCGGCGTCTATACCGCTGAAGAGATGCATCAAGCCGATCAGCCGGCTTCTGGAGCCCGACACACCGTTCAAGGCGAGGTCATCGAGCCAGGTTCTGATGTTCCGGTTACAGATAAGCAGCGAAAGCTTCTCTATGCTTGGATGAAAAACAAGGGGTGGGACAACTCCATCATGAGCCTGTTTTTAAAATACCAGGGCTTCGGCGAAAGCCTTAAAGAGGCCGAGATCTATCATTCTCAAATGGATCAGCTTCTCGAAGATATCGAGTCCGTCCCCCAAGATATCCATACCTATGTCGATTTTAACCACTATTTTTCTGAAAATTTCGGCCCAAAGCCAGAGAAGGATGAGGAAAGCGATGAAACAGAAACAACCTGATCGAATAATTATCTTTTATTTATTAGTCAAGGCACGAAGGCATTGAAATGGCAGCCTTTGGAGCTAGTATTCAATTTAATTCATCTATTTTTGGGTCGATCCGATCCATATCTTTTGTTTATAACACCTCGTCAGGGTTAAAGGTTAGAGATTATACGATGTACTTTCAGAAGCGCGGGGGGAGGTACTCATTTGTTTTTTATGATCCGGTTCGCAAGCAAAACGTTCGTCTTAAGCGCTCTGAAACTCCGCATATTCAAAACGACGAAGAAGCTCAAACCTTTTGCGATCAATGGAATCAACAGAACAAAACAGCCAAAGACACCGCAGACGAGCGTCGATTTGAGCGGGCGAAGATTAGCCGTGACTTGAATGAAATCCTAGCCCACCTCCGAGAAAATCGAAAAGAAGAGGCCCCAAACATCTCTAAGAGCGATGATTATTTCTTAAACTACTACATCTTGCCTTTCTTTGTGGATAGGCATCGACGGATGGATCCGACAATATGGCCGAAGCTATTTGAAGACTTTCGCCAGCATCTGCGAGTCGTCTCCCCCGTTCGTCGTCTGAAAACGGACACTCTCTCCTATTCGACAAAGAACAATATTATAAAAGTTCTAAACGCTCTAATGATTACTCTCTATCGATTACGTCGAACGGATACGATTTATCGATGTCGCCAGTTTTCATCTCGATATATGCCTCTGAAAGACGAGACGAGCGTGATTCCCAAACCATTTCAGCATGTGATCCAAAGTCATCTTCAAACCAAAGATCCGACTGCGGCGGACCTATTCTTGGTTTCGCTACATACGGGGATGCGAACGAACGAGCTCCTCGGACTATCCCTAGGCGATCTCTTTACCGAGGCGCCATTTGCCAGTGCGAGGACAATCCACGCGTTGCTCCGTCCTCACAACCTAACACCCTATGGCTTCGTCTGTATTGATTCACAGCCCGCGCTATCAAGCATTCGAAGTCGATCTGGTGTAGTGCCAAGAAAGCCGCTTAAGAATAAAAAAGCAATAGGTCCGTCTGCAGCTCGGATCATCCCTATTTTTGATAGAAACGCATTTAACACACTTGTCCGCCGGTGGAACCAGCAACGAGATCTCTATCAGTCTCACAAATACGGACTCAATGCAAAAGACTATCTTTTGTTTGAAGGCATCACTCGAAACAAATACGCGAGCCTTCTTCGCTCATCTCAAAAGGACCTAAAGCATTCTCGTGCATTTACTCCGCACGACACTAGACACACCTATTCCACTTGGTTGGCTGAGAAGACAGGTGGAAACTTTGCAATCTGTCGCCTGGTTCTTGGCCACTCCAAGATGGACGTCACGCTTCGATACGTTCATATGAATGAGCGTCTTCAACAGGGATTGCAGACTCAGCAACAGCTTTCATTGCCAATGCAAGAGATTAAGTCAAAGAAAGAGGATTTGAGTTCCAATGTGATTCAACTGAGACCACTAGGGGAGAGAGATGAGTGAGTGGCACATGCTAGCCGAATTCTATATTGAAATGGAATGGGTGCCCTGGAAGCGTGCATGTCTCAATTCGAAAAGACATTTTACCGATCCTAGGCACCTCAAAGCGAAGATGCTCGTGCAGTCGTATATGCAAAGAGCGAAGGTCCAATTTGGTATAAAAGATCTCATTAACGATCCATTTAAGTGCGATCTGATTTTCTATAAAAGGCGTCCCAAGAGGATTAGCGCCGAGTATTTGAAAGAGTATCCAGCCCGCGTCCCCGATGAAGACAATCTAGGAAAGCTAATCAAGGATGCGGGCAATGAGATTCTTTGGACGGATGATGCACGTATCGTCTCCTCTTTGGTTGAGAAGCGATACGGAGAGCCTGAAGGGGTCCAGGTACGACTATGGAGGGCTGCAGGGTGAGCGCTCGATCTGAAGCTTTTAAGTCTGGTTACTTAAAGGCGATTCAAGACTTTAAAGCGATTCTACAAGAGACACAGATCCAATCGGATCCCGTAGACCCTGTTTCTGAGATTTGGGACGCCGTCGAACTACGTAGACGTGAGGTGGAGAAATTAGACGTTGGGAGGGAGAGCATTGAAAGACAAGGGCCATTATCAGAATCAGACAAGAATTCTGACAACGGAGACATCAGCAGGGGAGAGGTATTCGATTAAGAAACTAAGAGAGGAGAGTGGATTGCCAGTTGAAGAATCAAAGCATCGATTGTGCATGCGGTGTCAGACGTCGTTTCTTAGTGAGTGCCGAGGGAATAGACTGTGCTCAGGGTGCAAGATGTCTGTTGGCCGTGAATGTCATGCG